AGGTATTACATATCTTTCAAAAGATTATATTGCTGCATCAACATCATTTACGGTAGAAAATACAGAACAATTTACTGTAACAAATGGTTTAGTTGTTTTAGGAATGATAGGAACTTCAAACGCAGAACTTATTGCAGTGCTGTCTTCAAAAACAGCTACAGTACTTAATATGGGGGCAGGGTCTGTATTTAGTCACAACCGTGGTGAACCAGTGCAACAAGTAACTTATAACAAGGTAGTAATTGAATCATCAACATCTTCAACTGGAACATTTACTGTTATCGCTACTATCGACCTACAATGGAGTCAAGATAAAACATCATATAATGATACAACAGGTACTGCTGCTACATACTACCGACAAAGATTCTATAACTCTATAACTGGTATTTACTCTGACTACTCAAATGGAGGTGTTGGTGTATCACAGAATGATCTTGGGCCAACTACAGTTTCTTCACTAATATTGTCTGTTCGTAACGCTGTTGGTAATACAGAACTAACTGATTCTTTCTTTATCTCAGCACTTAATGATGCTCGTAGAATTGCTGACACATCGTTTGGATATGGAAGAATGAATGAGTGGAGACATAACTTTGAATACCCTATTCAAATGCTTGCTGGTACAAACTTTGTCACGTTACCGTCTAATATTGACTTTACAGAAACCAACCGTACGTTACTTGCAGCACGTTATGCAAGACAATCAGTAGCAGCTAACGTTCCTTTAAAATATGTTGATAAACGTGAATGGAATCAGAGAGCTTATCTTAATAGATACTCAGTTACGGTTGGGTCCACATTAAATGCTGCCACGTCTTTAGTATTATCTTCTACCGGAGACTTCCCTGCGTCTGGAACTGTTATGATTGCCACAGAGTTGCCAACCCAATCAATTTTATCAGTTACCTATACAGCTAATAACCTCCTCACAAATACATTAACTGGATGTTCTGGTATTTCTAGAAATATCGCTGCCGGTACTCAAGTATGGGCTTACTCAACATTTGCAGTACCGTACTTCTTCACAGTCTTTGACGACCAATCAGGTAATCATAAGCTATGGTTTGACCGACCAATTCCTGCTGGACTACAAGGTAAGAATCTATATATTGACTACTACAAGAAAATAACTGATATGGTATTCATGTCTGATGTAGTTCCTGAACACTATAGAGATGTATATAAAGACTACCTTAAATTTGCTATCAAAAGAAGACGAGATGACTCTATTGGGGCTGATGATCAAGACTACAAGAACTTTATGGCTGGCTTAGCTAATATTATGGGTAATCCTTATACAGGACAGTCACAAATAATAATTCAATAACATGTTAAAATCAATTAGTGATGTACCATTTGATCCAATAACAGAAGGTGTAATATCGGAGAATATTCTGAGTCACTACGTATCTCCTAAAGGGGCTATTAGTTATGCTGAAAACTTCCACAATGACATCTTGGGTATTATGACTACACGTAGAATGCTAACAACTACAGGCACTGCTCCGGCCGCAAGAGTTTTAGGTTGTGTGTTATACCAAGAAGCGTCACTCAACAGTACTCCAAATATTGTTTGGCAAGAGGGTACCACACTTAAGTTTCAAGACATTCTCGGTACAGGTGGTGTCACTACACGAGCTGCAACTTTTGGTGCATCAAATAAAAGTAGGTATGACATTGTACAAGGTTACTTACTTATGACTAATAGTGGTTCTGGTCAACCTAAGTATACTAATGCTGTAGCTACAGTACCGGCTGCATTAGGTACTTCATTCCCAACAGGAGTTAATCTAATTTCAGCTGGGTTTTCAGGTCGTATATGGGCATCAGATTCCTCAGATGCTTTAAATAGAGTCTACTACTCAGACGTTATACCTGCTGCTGGGATAACCGCACCAGTAACTGGTGGTGCTTCATTCTTGACAATAAATGCAAACAATGGTGATAAGGTAACAGGATTTGCAAGACTTCAAAATGTGCTGTATGTTTTCACTCACAATGGTATATTTCGTGTATACAATACTCAATCACAAGACAACACATCTTTATCCCAGGTTGGTTGTTTTAACCAAGAGGCTATAGTAAAGGCAAAAAATGGTTTCTATTTTGTACACCCATCTGGTGTGTATTATCTTGGTTCTAATGGATTTCCACAAGAAGTTTCAGGTAAAATACGAGATATAATTCAGAAGATACCTAATGCAAATCAAGGTTCAATATTTGGTTGGTCTGATGATGATCACGTATATTTTAATATTGGTTTAGTTCCAGCGATGTCATCTACTAAACAATATATTATAAGATATACTATTTCAACACAAATATGGACAACGTATGCCTTGTCTTCAAACTCAGGTTCACTAACACCAACTTGTGCTGCTTATGAAAACTTTGCTTCAACAAACATTACATCAGATGATATATACCCAACTAACTTTATTTTTGCTGACGACACAGTAAATTTCTATAAGGGAACTTTTAACGTCTTCTTACCAGCAACAATGAATTCTGTTGTTACAAATGATTTCAACGCATTCCCAATATTTGCTGAATTCCATACTCCGTGGATGATATTTGATAACGAAACACATGTTAAACGTATTAACGGTATGTCCATTCCTTCAGAAAATGCTGCTGGGTTTAAATTTGCTTATCAAACAGATAAAGATATGCCTAATATTTGGCATGAAATAGGTGAGTTTACCGCTAATTATATGACACTGTTCCCCGCATTTCAAACAGATAAGTTCAACCGGATTAAGTTCCGTGTATATGGTGAGACAAAAGGTGTTACAGTAAAAGTTGGTATTCCTATGATTAGAAAACTTGATGATTTGGGTTACGAATATAATTAGTATGACACAAATAAATTCAATCAATTCTGAAGAAACTAGGCCTGAAGATAAAGAAGATGTACTACAAGAGTATGGTACTACTAATAGGTATCTTTATAAAGAAAATGTTGAGAGAGCTAGAAGCACATCACTAGATCAAGCAATTGGTGTAAAAGAACAGTATGCCCCAAGTAATCCTAACGACTACATTTATTCTCGTTCTGTTGAGTTTCCACAACCTAGTATCATTGGGATTGGGGCTGTAACTACTGGTGGAGCTGTTGATACTACTCAGTTCTTTTTCTCACAAAAATGGGTCCCTTCTAGGACCGGTGCTGGTGCTTATACAATTACTCACAATATTGGTGACAGTAAGTACAATGTGCTAATATCACCAATTGCAACTACTGCTTTTACTGCAAACATATCAGCTAGAAACGTAAATGATTTTCAAATTAAAACATGGAACGCAGCAGGTGTTGCGACAGACTGTGCGTTTACCTTTACAGTTTGGATGATTCCGTAGTATACTAACACATATATATGACAACGTCAAGTTATAACCAAACAACCTTACTTCAAGACCCGATAATAGCTAACGATCCAGCACTTTTACATGCTGTGCAAAATAATTTTGGTTCTTTAAATCTTAACTTAAATGGTCCAGCTTCAACTTCTGAAGATAGTCAAACTAATCCATTACTACAAACTTACAATGACCGTAGGGATGCATTACTTAATTACTATAAAGAACAAGAAGATTCAACAAAAAAGAAAGCAGATACTAACTCAATGGCAGATGAAGCATCATACCAAAATACTGTTAACACACTTAACCAAGGTTTAGGAGAAGATACTGCTACATTAGCTGACACAGAAGGCCAAAAAGGAACTTGGGGTAGTTCTGCACGAGCAGAGAGACAAAATTCGTTAGCTAACAAATATAATGAAAAGTACACCACAGCATATGATACAGCAACTAAAAATATGGGCCTTGATAGTGTTGCAAACCAAGAAAAATTAGGTAGTAATTTCTACTCACCAACAGTTAACAAGTACCAAGCTGGCATTAACGGGCTGAGTTCTCAGGTTGGTGATAGTTACAGGTATAACCCATTTGCACAGAAGTCAGGTTCTATTGCTGGTAGTAGGGCTTATTCATTAGCAGGTTTATCATCAGGAAAATAATATGGCAATACCTTCATTTTTAAAGACATTATCTAATAGAACTCTACCAAATGGTGGTGGTAGTTATAATACAGCAAATTCAACACCGACAGGTTTTACTGCACCAGCGACAAATAACTTTGACTTAACTAATCAAACACCTCAGTATACACCAGTAGAACAACCACAAACTCTACAGACACCACAAACTAGTCAAGATCAACCAATTGTTCCACCTAATGTAATAACAGGTACACAAGATGTTCCATTAACACAGGAGCAACAAATAAAATTACAAACTATAGCACAAGATCATAAAGTTAAAGAACCGCAAACTTCTAATGACTTATATGACAAGTGGTTACAAGAGCGTGAGTCTGGTACGGGTTTATATACTATTCCTAAAAATGTAACTCTTACTCCAGATCAAATATTTGGTCTTCGTTCAATGGCTGATGATCATTATGCTTCAATGTTACAAGCTGTCTCAGCAAGAGAGAAGTCTGCTTCAAAAACAAAAACTGTTTCTGACTTTACTTCAGACCCAGCAGTTAATTCTTTAGTAGCGTCTGGTTTAATTACAGGTGGTACTGCAGATGAACGTGATGCAAATGCTAAGAGATTAATGGCATTACCTCCAGATCAAAAGAAATCTGCTATCAACACTATTGCATATCAAAAACTTGGTCCTACACAGAAAGAAAATTATACATCTAACGAACAAGCCTCACAAATAGGACAGTACGCACTTACTTTACTAGATCCAGATATGGTAAATAACCCATATAAGTATACCGCTAATAATTATATTACTTATCTTGGTGGAGAAAAAGATCCTAAATATACTAACTTCATGCAGAACGTTCAGTCTGTGATTGCACCTATTCGTAAATCATTCTTCGGTGCAAGTCTTACTCCAGGAGAACAAAAAGCTGCTAATCAGTTCCTACCAGATCCAGCGAGTGACGACATGAAGACAATCGCCATGAAACTTAGGAACGTAAACTCAATTGCTGACTTTACTAACGATGTAATGATTTCTAATATTCTTGGTACTCCAAGACCTAAGATTACTGACTATATAACTGTTAATGCTGACGGATCAACAAAAAATACTAATGCAAATGGATATACTAACGGTGGAGCATTTTAACTATGTCACAAAATTTATCTATACCACAAGGAATGGATCCAAGTGTTGTTAACTTGGCGAGAGCAATCCGTAAGCAAGAAGGTGGTGATTATAATAACTACTCAGGAGATAACGCAACATCTGCTGGTGCGTACCAATGGTCAAACTATGATGCTAAAGGAAATCGTACACCAATGAAAGCTGGGGATGTTCCATCTTTATTTAAACAACAAGCTACACAATACGGTTTAGATCCAAATGATTTTTCGCCTAAAAACCAAGATATAGTTGCTTATAATCACTTCAAAGCACTTAAAGACGCTGGTAAAAATGTAATTCAAATTGCTGCTATTCATAATGGTGGTGATGAAAACCGATGGGATCCTAATTATGTTACAAAATCTGGATTACCTTCTCAGAAAGAAGGTGCATATAATGTACCTGAGTATGCTAAAAAAGTTAATGATGAATATCAAAGATTAAAGCAAGCAACAGGAGATGTATCCACACCAACACAACCTGTATTAACTAAAGAAGGTATTGATGTTACAGGTCTTGGTAATGTTACCTCACCAGAACCAAGTGTATTAGCACCAATAGTAGATTCAGCAACGAAACCATTTGTTACAATTGGTGGAGGTGTACTTAATGCTGCTACACAGGCTATTGGTGGACAACCACAAGCTACTTATAGTAATCCACTTGGTACACAACAAGATGCTGCTGGCTATCGTAATGGACAGCAACTAGGTGCATGGGATACAGCTAAACAAGTTGGGGGTGCCGCTTTAGAAGGTTTATCTTATGCTGTTGGAGGTCCTGAAGTAAAAGGTGCTCTAGAGACTGGTAAGGCTGGTATATTACCTTATCTAAAAGAAGCAGGTAAAGCTGGTGGTAAAATGATGGGGTTATCTTCAGCAGGTTCATCTCTACAAGAGGGAGATTCTATACCACTTGCAGCTGGAAAAGGTTTGCTTGGTTATGGAACAGGATATGCTCTAGGTGGTTTAAGTGGTCTTGCAGCAGCTAAATATAACAAAGCATCTGGATATTCTCCTGAGATATTTAATAATCTTGATGATGCTGTTAGAGCAGGAGATACTGCAAGTGTTGCAAAAATAACTTCTTCTCCAGAATATCAAAAATATGTAGCAGCGAATAAATATGATGACAATGCTGTAAATACAAGTGTTAAAAATATCAGAAAATCAATTGATGAAGGTATTGATAATTCATATGGTGTTGCTAAAATGACTAGAACTGAGAAAGCAGATATGCTTACAGATGATGGTATTAAAGCAATGCTTGAACACGCTCAGAATACAAAAAATCCTATTGCAGATACAAAGATAGCTCTTGAAAATAAAGCTAATGATTTAATGGATGAAGCACTTAATCCTGTTATAGATAAAATACGAACAGAAAAACTTCCACTAGTCCCACTAGATCGACAATCACTAATTGATAATTTTAATTCACAACTTGATAAGTCATATATTACTGATCTAGATAAACAAAAGATAAGAGATTATGTTGATACTTTAATTAACACTCAAAATAAAGGTGCTGAATTTGGTGTAGTAGATGCTGGTATTATTCGTCGTGATGCTAACTTCGACTTCACTAATCCTAAGAATAAGGGTGCAGTATCAAGAATTCTTGGTAATACAATGCGTGACGCTTTAACTAAAGCTGAAAATACTGCAACTGATCCAGCCACAAAAGCTATTATTGCCCATATAAATGCAGTTAACAAAGAATATTCACGCCTTATGCAAGGTGTTGATGTTGTTGATCTTATGGCAAGATTCCCTGGACAGAAACCTTCAGAATTGCTGAATAAAGCTGCTGGTTTTTTTGGTGCTGGTGCTAGTGGTAATAACCCACTTGCTTATCTTGGTGCTCATAGGATTACTAATACAGCTCAGAACATGATGATACGTTCAAAGACTGGTAAGTTGTTTGGTGACCTATCAAGTAAGTCAGGGCCTATTTCATCTAGTGAACTAATCGGTAATGCTCAAAGAATTTTAAATAATGTTGGTAGAGTATCACAAAACGCTGAAATGCGTGCTGCATCATTATCATTACCAGCTGGTATATCAGCTGTACAATCAACCAATAATGTACCTATTACTATTGGTCCAAGTACTGCTGCTGATGCTTCTCGTGGTTTTACAGGATCACTTCCACTTAATACATCTCTTAGAGGTTTTGCCGGACAAAAAGCTTTAGGCGCAGCTGCAATACTATCTCCTTTAGGTATTATTGGTGCTAAAAAACTTAAAGATATGGGTAGGGAGTCCTACCAAAGAGAAAGTAATCCGTCACCTGAACCTTTTATGCAACCTAATGTTAGTGACCAAACTACAACCCCTAAAGGGGTTATTGATGGTATTGATATTAGTAAATATGCAACTGATCCAGACCATGAGATAAAGGTTGAAAAGATCCACGACTCACTCCCAACTGTTGCTACATCTACTGATGCTCAAAAGTATATAGATCATCTAAATAGTGATTATGGACATAAGATTAAAGTAACAGGAGATATGATTTATAATGCCGCTAAAGAATATGGAGTTTCAATGAAGCTTATGATTGCTTTAATGCAAAATGATAGTATGTTTGGTACAACAGGACTAGGTAAGAAAACAAACAACCCTGGGAATATTGCTAACGATGACTCAGGACATAAGCAGTATTACCCAACAATGAGAGAGGGTGTACGAGCAGTTGCAAGACAGCTAGCAAGATATAAAGTAGCTCAAAGTAAAAATTCATAACAAAAGCCCCGATAAGGGGCCTTGTTTACTTATATAACATATTGTAACAACTCCACATTCCTGGGTTGTTTGTTATATTCTTAGCCATATAAATGATTGCGAAATCTTCGTCTAACGCTTGCTCTCTCGTAATATCTGGATGAGCAGGTAAATGTATTTGACTTAAACCAAAAGATGTGTTATTGTCTCCAACTGCATTAGGGTTAAAAGAACTTTCGCACTTCATTACATTTCTAATAACTTCGGCGTCTGCATTGTATTCATTTGCATACTTAACAATCTTGTCCTGAATTGTTAGAGGTATTACTTTTCGCTCGACAGTTGGCGCCGTTGCCGCACTGACGTTAGTAAACAAAATAAGTGTCGCGAAAAGCACACTTATTATTCTAGAGAATATCATATTACGACACTGACGTAAGTGTCAACCGCTCACCAAGGGGCACAGGCACCATTTAAGTTTAACATTTTTAGACCTTTTTTTGAAGGTATGGAGTATTTTTCTCAGAATCCCACTGCTTTGTTATTGGATTCCAGTACGTTGTTTTTATGATATGTTTCACGTATTTACAATACATCTATTATTATAATATGTCAATCTATCCAACTGTGCATATCTTGTGTTTCTGTGAATGTTTGATTACTTCCTTTGAAATTAAAGAAGCATGATCCGTTAGGGCCATTACGATGCTTCTCAACAATTAACTCAATACCACGATTTCCATAACTGTCAAGTTCTTTTTGTTCAGAGTGAATAAACATAACGATGTCTGCATCTTGCTCAAGACTACCAGAATCCCTTAGATCACTAAGTTTTGGTTTACCTCCACGCTTTTCAACATCTCTTGAAAACTGCGATAGAGCAAGTACACAAACATTAAACTCTTTCGCAATCATTTTTAAACCCCTCGATATTTCAGTAACTACCTGCACCATATTATCTCTACCACTACCACCTACAGCCATTAGTTGTAGATAATCTATTATAATCATTCCTAACGGTTCCTTATTTCGGTGATTATGTGCCTTAATATGACGTTTTATATCTTTTATTTTTAGACCAACTTTATCATTGAAAAACACTGGTAAAAAACCTATAGTTTTACTGGCTATTTCGAGAGCAATTTTCTCATTTTCGTCAATTCTGCCCGTGGTGAGTGATTTTAAGTCTACCTTGGACTCTGATGCCACTAGACGCCTTACAAGCTGTTCTGTGCCCATTTCTAGGCTAAAAAACATCACTGATGTGTGGCCGTATAAGGCAACATTTTTAGCTAGTTGTAATGCTAATGCAGATTTACCTCTACCAGGTCTTGCTGCTAAAATCATTAAGTCAGTTTTATGCACACCACTTAAAATAGCATCTAAAGATGGAAATCCTGTAGTAACACCAGTAACATCAGATGGATTTAATACTTTTCTATGTATTCCTTCCATAACTAGTTCTACGGCTTCTTCAGACGTAAGAATATCTTTTACTTTGTTTGTGTAAAGGTCAGCTATGTTATTTGTAATATAGTCTATTAACTCATCTGGTGACTGCTCAGCATTACCAGATTTGACAGAAACATTGGTTGTGATAGAGTGGAGTTTCCTTAAGG